TCCGTGTCCGAGAGATGCCGGAGGTAGTGTGATGGCCCAGGTGATCAAGTACTAGACCACGACCGTGGACCAGGGTCGGGCCCCATGCCAGTAACGGAGTTGTAGCTCGAGGCCGCCGGCCAGCTCGCGGCCTTGGTCGATCAGGCTGGCAAATGAGTGGCGGCCGCTTCTGGGTATCACGGTCCCTGGTGGATGCGAACCACGAGCTGCACCCCCACGCTACGGGTGAGTCTGCTTGCCGCCTGGGCGCATGGGTTGACCTGATCGGTCTCGCAAGGTGGAGGCCGTCCGGTGGCCTCCGTCGGGGCGAGGTGCGGGCGTCCGTCCGGTTCCTCGCGGAACGTTGGAATTGGTCGCGGTCGCGGACGCACCGATTCCTGCATGAGCTCGAGGCCGCCCATCGCATAACCGTGGTGCCCGCGAGATCCAGGGTCGCGCCAGCAAGGATCGTGATCCTGAATTACGACGCGTACCAGGCAGCCACCGGGCGGGCCAGCGGGGGCTTGGGACACGAGCGAGACGAACTTGGGACACCAAGCGGGACACCAAGCGGGACACCTCGGCAACGCAATGGTGGGACACCAAGCGGGACACCTTATACAGCTACCCAGCAAGGGCTTACGTCAGGCCCGTGGGACACCAAGTGGGACACCGGAATCGTGGAGTCGTGGGACACCTCGCGGGACACCCCTTGCGACGAGAGCGGGACACGAGCGGGTACAAAGAAGAAGGAAGAAGAAGGAAGTACCGCCTCCGCCTATACGCGCGCGAGAGAGAAGATTCAAGCTTTCGTGGACGAGCATGCGGACGTTTTGGCCGGCTGCCGGAATTCGTTGCTCGACTACCTCGCTGAGCGCGTCGACCCGGATCGGTGGCTCGCCTACGCGCAAACGCTCGTCGGCTCGCTCCAGGGGACCGACGAGTACATGTGGATGACGGCGGACGGAGGGCATTACCCGGTGACTGGTCGGGCGAAGATCGTGGCTGGCGCGCTGAACGAATTGCGGCAAGGCGATGAGGTTGGCCGGTACTTCCCGGGTCCGCCCGGCGATTTCGGGAATCTGCGGGCGAAGACGCGCTACAAGGTGAAGGCGGAGACGGGAGCGGAACGTGACGCACGCCGCAGCCCGCCGAAGAGCGGGCACGGTAAGCGCCAGCAGCCTGCGTCGACCGTCAGTATCCAGAACCAGGGAGACTTTGGCGATGGTGAAACCTGAGGTGACAACCGTGAGGAGGATGTGCATCGCGTGCCGGAAGCAGTTCGATGCGCAGGAGGTGAAGGTCGGCGGTCGCGTGGCGTTCCGGGACGCGTACTGCCCGGCATGCTCGGCGGACGAGGATGCGCAGCCCACCGCCGAGGACCAGGAATCACGGATCCTGGAAGAGCTGGACGCGCTAGACGTCAACGTTCGACGGCACGGACGGCTCGAGCTCGAGGACCTGGGAGAATCGCCCGCGGTTAACGCGGCCAAGAAGTTCGTGCAGCAGACGTTCGCCGCCGGCCGCTGGCGCGAGGTGCGCGGGCTCTACCTCTGGGGACCGACCGGCACAGGGAAGAGCCAGATTGCCGTCTCTTGCATTCGCGCGTTCCTGGTTGGCGGGATTCCGCGTAAGTCGATCGTCTATGACCGCGGGCGCGCCCTCATCACGCAGCTCCAAGACCGCTACGGGACGAATCGCGTCGACGAGTTCAGCAAGACGAGGCAGCGGGCCAGAGTGTGGGTCTACGATGACGCGGGCACCGAGCGGCTAACGGACAATGCGTTCCGGGTGGTCGAGGACATACTGGACCGGCGAGAGGGCAATCCCACGCTCATCACGAGCAACCTCACTCGGCAGATGATGGCGACGCGATGGAACGAGATCGAGGGGTGGGCACGCCTCCGGTCGAGGCTCGGACCATATGATGCGATTGAGGTCGAGGGCGCGGACCGAAGGTTCGGTGAGACCGCCGCATGATGGTACACCGTGACCGTTGACCGTCGGTGAACGTTCGGGATAGGCTTCAAGAACGGAGGGTTTATGAATATCAGCGTAGACATCGATACGAGCGGCGTCAGTCGCTGGGTGCGGGAGGTCTTTGACGATCAGTTGCCGTTCGCGACTTCGAGGGCGATCAACACGGTGGCGCTCGAGTTCCAGCGCGTCCAACGGCAACACATGCTCTCCGTCTTCGAGGTGCGCCGACGCAAGTTCATCGAGCGGAGCGTGAAGATCCGGCGTGGTGACTTCGCGACCAAGCAACGCCTCGAGGCGACCGTGCGCATCGAGACGCCCGGCGGCGGCCGGCGTGATGACATCTTCACGAAGTTCGAGACGGGGGCGAGGAAGCTGCCAACGAGGGGCGCGCATATCGCGATCCCGCAGGCTGCGAAGCGCACGAGGACCGGCATCATCGGGAGGAGCCAACGGCCCCGGGCGTTCAAGTTCAAGCTCCACGGCACCGGACCCAAAGCGACGGTGTTCCGCGGCCTCAAGCGCACGTTCATGATCTTCAACCGAGATGGCGGTGGTGGGATCTACCAGCGGGTCGGCAGGCGGCGGAGCGCGTCGCGTTCACTGCGCCGGCGGCGTTCTACGTCGAGTCGTCTGCGTATGCTCTTCGTGTTCCGGCCTGAGGCCCCCACTCCGCAGATCCTGGATTTCATCGACAACGCGGAGAAGACCGTTCAGCGACGCTGGCCTAAGGCTTTCGCGGAAAGCTTCGACGAGGCCATGCGCACGGCTCGGTCGCCCAGCCTCGGCGTCGGTAGGGCGGCGCGTAGTCTGGCGCGCGGTCTGGTCAGATGATCCGCGAGAACCGGTGGCTCTATGTCGCCTGCCATGCGGCAGAGCACGTCGGTGAGTGGGGCGGGCATGGGTAGAGATCGACAGCTCTACGGCATGGTCTGGGGTCCTTTCGGGGAAGACCCATTGGGTGACGCACGAGGCTCCAGCTCCGCCACAGACACAGGCCCCAGAACGTGACTTCCGGCTCCGCATGGCGCACACCGAGCATCTGACGCAGAGGGAGGCAGCGGAACGCCTTGAGATCAGCGCAACCACGCTACGGCGGCTCACCGCAACGGGCTGCGTCCGCCGGGACGAGGACGGGACGTATTCCTGGCCAGCAACGGAGCGAGCCTACGCCAGATACCGGAAGCGGAAGGCCGATGGCTCCCGTCGCGCTCGCAAGCTCCACGGTACGGATGAGCGGCTCACGCAGAAGGATGCGGCAAGCCGGATCGGGATCACCGCTCGGCAGCTCCGCGAGCTCACGCGTCGCAAGAAGGTGCCGCGCAACGCCGACGACACATACCCCTGGCCAGCTGTCGCGGACGCCTATCAGAAGTGGCGCGCTGAAACCGAGCAGCGGCGTGAGGGCCCACCCGACTTCAAGGCTGAACAGGCCCGGCTCGCCAGGGCCCGGGCGGATGCGCAGGAGATGCAGAACGCCGTGCAACGCGGCCAGCTGGTGGCAGCCGCCGACGTCGAGCGCCTACTCCGCGAGCCTCTGGAGCGGGTCAACGTGATCGTGAGATCCCTTCCCTCTCGCTACGCACCCGTGCTGGCGAAGTCGGCAGGGATCTCAGTAGCGAAGGCGCGGAGAATTCTGGGAGAAGTCAGTGAGTCCATCCGCAGCGAAATCCGTAACGCGGTCGCGTGAGCCGTGGGCTTCGGCCCCAGAGGCCATCGAGGCTTGGCGGGATCGTGAACGCCGGATCTTTGGCGACGTCTTCCGGCCGTCACCTCATCTCACGCCGAGTCAGTGGGCGGACAAGTATCGGATCCTCTCTCAGGGACCGATGGCCGGACTCCCGTGGTCGAACGAGAACGCTCCGTATCTCGCTGAGATCATGGATTTCGTGGTGGACCCCTGGGCACGCCGCGGCGTGGTCAGGAAGTCCGCTCGCGTGGGGTTCACCGAGGGCGTCATCGGGAATCTGATCGCCTATACGATTGATCAGGACCCCTGCAACATCGCCGTGCTCCAGCCGTCGGATAAGGAAGCTGAGCAGTACTCGAAGGAGCAGATCACGCCGATGGTGCGTCTCAACGACCGGATCCGCGAGAGACTGGGTGAGCTCAACACGCGACGGTCGGATTCCACGATGACGTACAAGGAGTTCCCGGGCGGTTATCTACTCATCCTGGGCTCCGCGTCGGACAAAAACCTCCGACGGCGGAGTATCCGGAGGGCGTTCGCCGACGAAGTGGATGGGATGCGGGTCGAGGGCGCCGAGGGCGACCCCATTCTCAGGTTCCTAAAGCGCACGGATGACTTCGAGGACGGTGTGCTGCTCATCGGCTCCACCCCCACGATTAAGGGCGCCAGTCGCATCGACCGCGAGTTCGAGAGATCAGACCAGCGCTTCTGGCACGTGCCCTGCCCCCACTGCGGCGAGTTCCAGGTTCTCAAGTGGGGTGGCCCTAGGGTGCCCTATGGGATCAAGTGGGCCCGCGAGGTGCACTGCAAGCGGTGCGGCATGGAGGCCGACCCCAAGGCCGAAAAATGTCCAGAATGCGGGGGAGAAGAGTTCGACGCACGGTACCTCCCGCATACCGCACACTACGTCTGCGAGTTCTGCGCCCTGGTCATCGAGGAGCGCCAGAAACCCGACGTCGTGCGCGCTGGCAGATGGATCGCGATGAATCCCGGCGCATCGATCCCCGGTTGGCACATCGACGCTCTCGTCTCGCTCTTTGTGGGAGCCCGGTGGCCCAAGCTCGTGGAGGAATGGCGGGATGCGAAGGAAGATCCAGAGGATCTGAAGGTCTTCATCAACACCGTATTGGGCGAGGCATACGAGGAGCGTGGACTCGAGGTCGAGGTGTCTTCCTTGGAGAAGCGGGCGGAGGAGTATGTCGACCGAGAAGGGAACGTGGTCGACGTGCCGGACGGCGTGGGCGTGCTGACGTCATTCACTGATGTGCAGGGTTCGTGGCTCGAGCTGCTGGTGAGGGGATGGGGAGTGGGTCTGGAGTCCTGGGACATCCTGCATGAGCGGATCTACGGTGATCCGGAGGCAGAAACGACGTGGGCTCGGCTGGAGGCGCTGCTCACCAGGTCGTATCGGCACGAGCTCGGCGGCGACATGCGAATCATGGCTTCGCTCATCGATGCCGGGTACCTGCCCGACACCGTATACGGCTTCACGAAGCCGCGGCTCCGCAGGAACGTTTTCCCCTCCATTGGCGACAAGACGGGCTCCCCCAACCACGACCCCATCAAGATGTCGGCCAGGCCTAACAGCGCTGGCGTGAGGATCGTGAGGCTCGGGACTTTCAAGCTGAAGGACCGGCTCTTCAAGTGGCTCCGGATCCAGCGTCCCGGTCCCCGCTACATGCATTTGCGGGCATACAACCCCGACCGGTGTAACGGGTTCGATCCGAACTACTACAAGCAGTTCGAGGCCGAAAAGAGAGTCACGCGTCGCCTCCCGGGGTCCCGCCGGGCGAAGGCGATGTACATCCAGACCATGACTCGAAATGAGACCGTCGACCTGCACGTCGGCAATTTCGGGGCGCTCCAAGTACTGGGCACGGGCGTGACGGGCAATATGGAGGCGTGGGTAGAGACCGCCAGGCGTCCTACCGAAGATGACGAGGAAGAGGCGCCCGATACTGACCTGGACACTGCTCCAAGAGGTTGGGTCAACGCATGGTGAAGGAACCCCCTCAGGTCCGACGCTGGGACGACCTGGTGTCCCGGTTGACCCCAAGGCAGCGCGAGGTCGTGATCCTCGTCGGACGCCATCGTCTCTCGTACAAGGGTGCCGCGAGGCGGTTGGAGAACCGGTATCGAGAGGGAGAGCATTTGACGCCGCAAACCGTGCGCCAGTATGCGAACCAGATCCGAGACGCGATGGAGAGCCCGCTCTCTCCCCGAGACGCGCTCACGGAACTCTACTGGGTGCACGAAGCAGCCTTCGTCGAAGAGGCCGCCTGAGCCGAACCCTACGATAGCGTAACCCTTACGCAATCGTAACTGACGAAGCGTGTCATTCTTCCCTACACTCCCTAGTGGACGCGTCCACCCGCACCACTAGGAGCAGTGCTTGTCAGCCGAGATTCCCACCACAGAGCCCGACCAGCTCGTCGCGGGCGATACCTGGCGCTGGGATCCGTCGTTCTCCGACTTCGATGCGTCGGCGGGCGACCAGCTGGCCTATGCCCTCCGGGGTCCGAGTGATCTCGATATCACTTGGGGCACGCATGTATCCGCGAACGGGACGGGCTTCACGGTCCGCGTGCCTGCGGCATCCACCGCCCTGACACCCGGCAACTACACGCTCATCGGCTACGTCACGAACGGAAGCGACAGGGATACTGTCGTCCGCAAGCCGGTTCTGGTGCTGGCCAACCCGGTCACGGCGGTCGGCGCGCTCTCCCACGACGAGACCGTCCTGGCGGCGCTGGACGCGCTCATTGAAGGCCGTGCGACGAAGGACCAGGAAGAGGTCACGATCAACGGTCGCTCCCTGAAGCGGGTCCCGTTTCGGGAGCTCCTCTACCTGCAGGGTGTCTATCGCACCCGCGTTGCCGATGCGTGGGATGAGGACGGCGAGGCTCGAACCGTGGAGGCGTACTTTGGCTCCCCGGCGTAGTTGGGCTCGTCGTGCGCTGCCCACGTTTTCCCGGATGGGAGACTGGGTGGGCCGGAAGCTGTTCAGGCTTCGATCCATGGCGGTCGGGGCCGCAGCCTTCGCGGGGGCTCAGGTATCCCGCCTGACCTCCGACTGGATCTTCGCACCGATCACGAGCGCGGACCAAGAGATCCGTTCGGATCTCACCACGCTCCGAGCTCGCTCCCGGGAACTGGTCCGAAACAACTCCTACGCCAGCCGGTTCATGCACCTCCTGGCGGAAAACGTGGTCGGATCCAGAGGCATACGGCTGCAGGCCCGGGTCGTGAACCCGCTGACCGGTGAGCAGGACGAGAAGGTCAATCAGAAGATCGAGCGGGCATGGAAGGAGTGGAGCAAGCCTGCGAACGCGTCGGTGGATGGACGCCTGTCATGGGTGGACATCCAGAGCCTCGCGGTCCAGACGGTCGCTCAGGACGGCGAGTGCCTGATCCGGATGGTCGAGGGCTACGACAACCCGTTCGGATTCGCTCTGCAGATTCTCGACGCCGACCAACTCGACGTCTCGTACAGCGAGCCGGCCGGCCGGGACCAGAACGAGGTCCGCATGGGCGTCGAGGTAAACGAGTGGGGGCGGCCCGTCGCCTACCACCTGTTCAGGGGCCATCCCTACGACTACCAGACCCGCCGAGGTCATGACAGCCGGGAGCGGGTGCCCGCCAACCAGATCGCCCACCTCTACCTGACCCGCCGGCCTGGGCAGTCCCGCGGCGTCCCATGGTTCGCCCCGGTCCTGATGGACGTCCGAATGCTAGGCGGGCTCCAGGAAGCGGAGCTCGTCGCGTCCCGCATGTCGGCCGCGAAGGCTGGCTGGTTCGTCGCTGACGAGTCCACGGTGCCAGATCCGAAGCTGGTCCGTGGGCAGAAGAGGAAGGCCAAGATGCGGGTGGAGCCGGGGCTCTTCGATTTCCTGCCGACCGGCGCGAAGGACTTCAAGCCCTGGGACCCCCAGCATCCAAACACGGCCTTCGAGTCCTTCAACACGGTCATCCTCCGGTCGATCGCGACCGGCCTCCGCTCCTCGTATGCGGCCCTGTCCGGCGACCTGACGAAGGTCAGCTACTCGTCGATCAGGCAGGGAACACTCCAGGACCGGGATGTCTGGCGCAGCCTGCAGTGGTGGCTTGCCACCCATCTGCATGAGCGCGTCCGCGATCGATGGATGGTATGGGCGCTGACCACGCGACAACTCGAGCTCGACTCCATGCGCATGGCCGATTGGGATGCGCACGAGTGGATGCCGCGCGGCTGGGAGTGGGTGGACCCCCTGAAGGAGGTGGTCGCCCTAGAGAAGGCATTCGAGCTCCTGATCGACTCGCGCACCCGGGCCGCCGGGGAACGCGGTATGGATTATCCCGAGGTCGTGGCAGACCGGGCACGCGAAATAAAGCTGGCCGAGGCTGTCGGCGTGCCGGACGGCACCTCTGACACCTCAGCCCTCGCCCTGTCGCTCCTCACCACAGACGAAGGGGATGACGAGGGGGACGAAGACACGGAAGCCAAATGGGGCGGTCGAATCTCGACGGCCCTCAAGCCGAGGGAGAATGGGAATGGGCGCTATTGACAGACCCGAGCGATTCCTGCGCGCGGCCAGTGGGCAGCCGTGGGCAATCCTTCCGAGCAAGGCGCAGGAGATCATCGAGTTCCTGTCCCTGAGGGCCCAGGGGCACCGGCCGAGCGCCGAGCACTTGGCGACGATCACCGCAGCACGCCGGCGTGGGGAGAACCTCAGAACCGGTGGTGGTGTCGCGGTGATCCCGATGTTCGGGGTCATCGCTCAGCGTGCCAGCGGGTTCCGCGAGAGCAGTGGCGCTATGTCGCTGGAGCGATTCTCCAGCCAATTCGATGAAGCGGTGGCCAGTGACGAGATCGACACGATCGTCCTCCACGTCTCCTCGCCGGGCGGGAGCGTCGACGGAGTGATGGAGACTGCCGAACGGATCTATGAGGCGCGCGCCAAGAAGCGCATCATCGCGGTCTGCGACCCGCTGATGGCGTCCGCCGCCTACTGGATCGGGTCCGCAGCGCACGAGATCGCGGTCACCCCTTCGGGGAGGATCGGTTCGATCGGCGTCATCGCCTACCACTTCGACTGGTCTGAGTACGAGAAAGACCGGGGCTTGACCACCACGGTGTTCACCGCCGGTCGGTTCAAGGGTGAGGGCAACCCCCACGAGCCGCTGACTGCCGAGGCGAAGGAGTATATGCAGGAGACCCTCGACGACTACTACTCCCGGTTCCTGGGCGCCGTGGCGAAGCACCGCGGGGTCTCGGAGGAGGACGTCCGGGGCGGGTTCGGCGAGGGCCGGGTGGTCACGGCCGAGCGCGCTGTCGCGGAAGGCCTGGCGGACCGTGTGGCCACTATGGACCAGGTCCTCGAGGAGCTTGGCGTGAGACGCCGCTCTTCGGGCGTGTCCGCCAACGAGGAGTCCGTCGAGGTCGAGGCGATCGAGCCGTTGGGTGTGGTTCCCGACTCACTCTCCGGAACCGCCAAAGAAGACACAGACATCGAGGTCGACGCGGACGGGGCCGCGCCGGCTGGAGGTATCGAGTCCCCGGACAACACGGGCCCCAGAGCCCAGGAGGATCTCATGGGAGCGGAAACCGCTGCCGGGCCCCAGGTGGATACCGGGGCCCTGAAGGAGCAGGAGCGCGCTGCCACGCTCGCAGCGGAGCGTAAGCGCGTCCAGCTCATCAACGACACGTGCGCCCTGCACGAGGATCTCGTCAGTGCCGAGCAGCGCCAGGCCTGGATCAACGAGGGTGCCTCGGTCGAGTCCGTGCAGGAGGCCATCGTGCACTTCGCCAGGGAGAAGGCGAAGCCGATCATCGCGACGCAGCCCGACACCGAGGCCGCGGCGGCTGCCGCCATCAAGCGGCGCTCTCGCTCTCAGGACGACGAGCCTGGGATGGCATTCGGTCGATTCTGCCGCGCGTTCGCGGCTGGCGACGGCCGGAAGGCGGATGCGATCGCGTGGGCAGACGAGGTGGGGTACACCGACATCTCCGCCGCGATGCAGTCCAGTGACTTCGCCGCGGGCGGGGCGCTGGTGCCGGAGAACTACATCCCCGAGGTGATCGAGCTCCTGAGGCCGGCTTCTGCGGTGCGTTCTCTGAACCCGACGTTCTGGCCTATGACGGGCGGGAACGCGAGTGTGCCGAAGCTCACCGGTGGGGCGACCGCCTACTACAAGGGCGAGGCTCAGCGGGGCACGAAGAGCGAAGCCACCACGGGTCGCGTGAACCTCGTGGCGAAGGACCTGATGACCTTCATCCCCATCACGTCGCAGCTCCTGCGTCGGTCGAGCCCGAACGCCGACATGGTGGTGCGAGACGATTCGATCAGCGCTCTCGCTCAGCGCTCGGACCTGGCGTTCATCCGCGGAGCCGGGACGGAGTACAGCCCGAAGGGCCTGCGGTACCAGGCGGTTTCGGGCAACATCATCGCCGCCAACGGCACGGTGAACCTGGCCAACGTCACGACCGACCTCGGCAAGCTGGTGCTCGCGCTGGAGGACGCGGACGTCCGGATGATCCGGCCCGGGTGGATCTTCGCGCCACGCACCAAGCACTACCTCATGACAGTCCGGGACGGGAACGGCAACTACGCGTTCCGTGAGGAGATGCTCGCCGGGATGCTGTGGGGCTACCCCTACGCGGTGACGAGTCAGATCCCGAACAACCTGGGCGGCGGATCCGACGAGTCCGAGGTGTACTTCGCTGACTTCGCCGATGTGGTGATCGGTGAGGAGGAGAACCTCCGGATCGACATCTTCCGCCAGGCCACGTACTGGGATGGCTCTGCATGGCAGTCCGCCGCCCAGAACGACGAGGTGATCCTGCGGCTCATCGCGGCCCACGACCTCGGGATGCGGCACGACGAGTCCGTGGCCGTGCTCACCGGAGTGACCTGGGGGGCGTAAGCACGCCACTCCCGACCAATAACGCTGTGCCCCCGGGGGCGTGAGCTCCCCGGGGGCCTCACGGAACACAGGCACCAAGAGGAGGAGGGACATGAATCCCGCGACTTTCCACGACATCGGGTCGCTCGTGAAGAGCACCCGAGGCATCAACCCTGTGGACTCGGCGGCGACGACGATCAACGGGCCCGCCATCGATCGACAGGGCTACCACTCGTGCGTCCTGCATGCCGCGTGCGGAGCGGCCAGCGGTTCGCCAACAGCCCAGACCGTGGACGCCAAGCTCCAGGAGAGCGCCGACGGCTCTTCGGGCTGGGCGGACATCTCCGGCGCGTCGATCACGCAGATCACGGCGGACAACTCGGAGGGCGAGAAGGACGCCGATCTCGCCGGCGCGAAGCAGTATATCCGCTCCGTGGTCACGGTCGCTTTCACCGGCGGTACGTCCCCCAAGATCCCGGTGGCGGCCACGGTCGTGCTCGGCGGCAAGGACAGGACGCCGGCCGACTGAGCGCGAGAACTCTTGTGAGCTGGCGGCGCGTGGGGTGTTGAAATGCCCCACGCGCCCTAGCTCCCCGTAAGGAGCATGAGATGATGAGTGAGAATCACCTGGTTTCGCTGCGCTTCGTCGCGACGTATCCGCCGTACAACGTTGGCGAGATCGCCGGATTCGGCCCCGAGACGGCGCGTGAGCTCGTCACGGCAAAGGTTGCCATCTACCGGCACTCTGAGGACATCCCGGCGGACTTGGCAGTGGAAGACGAAGAGGGGTCGGGTGCCGACGAGGCTGCGTCTGATGTAGGTCAGGACGATGGCGAGACCGAGGGGGGAGATCAGGAGCTCGAGAACGGAGAGGACCCTGCCACGCCGATCCCTGACGACTTCCCTGCCGCGACGGCACTCAAAGGTGCCGGGATCGAGACGCTCGAGGCGATTCCCACGACCGAAGACGACCTCATCGCCATCAACGGAATCGGCTTGGGCTTTGCCCGCCGAATCCTCGCGGCCCTGACGGATTGAGCGTCCCTGCGGAGGATTGAGCCATGCCAGACGCCAAGCGGTACCAGACGGATCCGGACGGTCTAACCGAGTTCGAAAAATGCGACTCGGCTGGCACCGTGGTGCCCGGGTCGAGCGCAACGAACGTGGTGGACGGTGCCCGGCTCGAGACGCCCTGGGCCTACGTGAAGATCACGGCTACGACAGCGTCCTGCACCGTGAGCACGGTCTGAGCGATGACGATCCGGCCTCCTGGACTGCATCCGTACCGGCGGAACCGCCGGACGGTAGGCCCCCGCAGTATCGCCGGCCTGAAGGGCTGGTGGCCCATCGCCGGCCCGTTCTATCAGGACGCGGTCATGACGATGCCTGCGACCTACGGAGACCCGGTGGGGGGGCGGGAGGACATTTCGGGCCAGGCGAGCCATCTACTCCAGGCGACGACCGCGAAGAAGCCCACGCTCGACGCGACAGGCCCCGGCGTGCGGTACGACATGGTCGATGACCTGCTGAAGACGACGTACAACCTCTCGATGGCGTCGAGGTGGGCCATCATGATGTCCGTCTGGAGTAAGGACGACTCGGACAAGTTCACGCTCCGCGATACGGGCGTCACGAACCTGAACGCCGCCGGCGAGAAGGCGCTGAACGTCCCGGAAGGCGCGAATTTCCAGCGCGTGATGCCTGCGAATTGGGACCCAGATGACTGGTCGGTACAGATGTTCGCGCCTGCAGATTGGGCCAGTACTGACGGGTTCAGTCACCCGTGGGGCGCTATCTACGCGGACGCGAACAACTACGTCGAGTGGGGTAAGAACCCGGCGGGGGACCTGTACTGCACCGTTGTCGCTGCCGGCACCACGAAGACCGCCACGCTCACGCTCGCCATCGCCGCTGGGGACACGCCGTTTTTCGGGGCGCGCCTCAACTCGGGCACGCTCACGGTCTACGCCGACACGAACTCGGATACGGTGCTGGAGACCGCGACGGCTGTCGGCGTGCCTGCGTCTACCGGCGCGAGCTGGACCTTGCACGCAGGCAAGGACCAAGCGGGTACGGCGTGGCTCGAAGGCGCAGTCAACCTCCTCATCACCAACGACGGCAGCTCCGCCGACCCGATCACCGACCGCTTCAACGGTGGTGCCGGGATGGCCCTCGGCGGCGACATGGGCTGGCTCGCGCAGGTTAGCGGCAACGGAAGTCGCCACGGCGAGAATCTGGTGCTCCACGTCGGCGGCAACAGCGACGGTTCAGCCGTGCAGATCGACACGGCGCAGGGCGCTACGGATCTGCTGGCTGGGACGGCGACGGGACGGTACGATTTCTCTTCGGACGATATTGACTTCGGCGATGATGCCGCCCTCGACGGTGCGGCAGAGGCATCATTCCTCTTCGAGTTTGAAGTGGATTCGCTCGCGGCAGATGGCGTGATCTATGGCCGCTGGTGGAATGGCACGCATAACCGGAAGCAAATCGCCTTCGCGCTTCGCACGGGCGGCACGATTCGGGGACTCATCGCCACCGACCTTGTAGGAGGCCAAGCTAACGGCGATTTCGGTTCGTTCGTTGCGGGGGGTCGTTATCTGGTCTGGGTGAGGTACGACGGCGCCGGAGCGACGGACGCGGATAAGTTTAAGGCGTCGGTCGCGACCTACAACGCGGCCACGAGGCAGTACGGGGCGTTTGCCGCTCAGACTGTGACCTTCACGGGTAGCGCGATGCCGGCGGCCTTTACCACGCCCGCCTCCGCAACGTCGTGGAGGGCGGGAAAGTACGCCTCTGGCGACATCCCGTTTGACGGGAAGATCGACGACATCCGCAGGGCCGCGACCGCGCTCGCCATTGCTGACCTTGATGCGCAGGTCGTCAACGAGGCCGAGCCGTATCTCTGGGACCACTGGTACCCGATGGACGGCGATGCCAACGACGCGATCGGTTCGATCAACGGCACCGTGACCGGAGCGACCCAGGTAGCCGACGGCCGCCACCATCTCGGGAGGATGGAGCGGTATGTGAAGTCTGGGCAGTACTACTTCGACGGAGTGGACGACTACATAGATTTCGGCGCGTTTACCGCAACGGATGGCCAAGCCGAAATGACCGTGTGGGGTGTGTTCACGGTGGGAAAGGCAGCGGAACAGTCCATCCTGTGTCACTGGAAGGAGGCGACGGCTGCGGCACGCGGTTGGCAGGTAGAAACAAACGGCTCCCCGCGTGTCAGATTTCGGGTTGCTACGGATGGTGTCGGGGGTGTCGAAAGCTACCTCCACAGCCAGACTCTTACGATTGGCACCAAGTACGCATTTTTTGTCCGCTTCAAGGGCGACGAAGCCGTGGACGCGGATAAGGTGCAGATCGGGGTTGCGGCCCACGATGCGGCCACCGGCACATATGGGGCGTGGACAACGGAGCGGCTTGGTGACGCCGCCACACCAGCTACACTCCGCACTCCCAGCGCAGCCAATTTGTTCGCTGGGGCGACGTCAGATGACATGGTGCATCTGCTGGGCCTGATCGACTCCTTACGGCTCAACGTAGATACAGCCCTTTCCGTGGCTACCCTAGAGGCTACGACCGTCTATTCCCGGACAGATGCTAACTGGGACCATGCTTGGGAGTTTGACGTAGGCGCCACAGACCAGATTGGAGCCCAAAACGGCACGGTCACCGGCGCGATCCAGTGGTACGACGGGAGACAGCCGGAGGGGTGGGTTGGCGGCGGCAGCAACCTAGAGTTAGACCGCGCTAACGATTATGCCACTGTAGGCACATGGGGATTGCGTATAAAGGAAGGGGCAGGAGCGATTTCCTTCCAGCCTTCGCCTGAGCGAACGGTCAACGCGGGCGAATGGTTTGTCTTCTTGGGTGATGGCAGGAGATTATCGGACAGTGCGGATATCCGGACAAATGACGTCGCACAGTTCGGCGCTTTAACCAAGTCCGACCTCCCGCTCCAGCCGACGATGGAAGCAGTGGGGTTAGCTGTACGTGTCCTTGCCTCAGGTGCCGGAAGTTTCGGTGTGAACACGGGCGCTGGCGGCGAAGGCTATGCAGACAATCTCCGCGCCATAGAGCTTGCCACGCTGAGCCCGACGGTGGCGACCCTGGGCGTGCCCTCCCG